TTCAACTGTTGTGTCTTCACGTTTTTGACCCCAAGCGTGAGTTTGACCTAACACCATCATAAGTGATTGAAATGTTGAAGATTCAGGTTTAAAGATTCTTGTTTTATATTCATCAATTACATTAACAAATCGTTTAACTTGATTGATTTGTTCAAGTTCGGATATGTTTTGGAATGATATTGGTTGTTGATTTTTAGATTTTAATACTTTATTAACATCTCTAAGTAATACACAGAAACAACTATAGTTTGTGTTTAATTTATTAATTACTGAACGACCCTGTTGTTCTAAGTCATATATTCCGGACATTTCACTTTCACCATAGGCACCTCTATTATAGTAATTGTCGGGGAAGACATCTTTTAATATTCGGTTGATTGCAAATTTAAATAAATCTTTAACTTTTGGATTTGTGTTAAATACTTGTCTTATTTCTTCAACTTTAGAAGTTGAACATTTTTCAGCTTTGGATTCTGACAACATTAAAGTTATTTTTCTATCCGTTTCGTTTTTTTTAATCTCTTCAATAATAAGATTAACTTTGTTTTCAGTATTTTTCATATAGGCTTGTGTTATTATGATAAATATCTGAACAACCGAATTAACTTCGGTTATTGATTTTATTCATAATGTTTGAGATAAAATCTCCTTTGTCTTCTAAATCATCACCCATAACGGTTCCGATGTTTTGTTTCTTTCTATTTACCATATCGTAAATTATTGCCTCAATTGAATTATCAAAAATTGGGTAGTAAACTGATACAGAATTTTTTTGACCATATCTGTATGCTCTATCTTCCGCTTGAGCTAAATCACCCGGAACAAAAGATAGGTCATTAATTATTACCGCTTCAGCGGCTGTTAAGGTAATTCCTACTCCGGCAGCTTTAACATTACCAACAAACACTTTAATTTTTTCATTGTCTTGGAATTGGTCAACAGCATATTGTCGTTGAGGTTTTGATGTTGAACCATCTAATCTAACCGCTTGTTTTCCAAAATGGTCAGCAATTCTATTTAATGTTTCGGTGAAGTTGGTAAAGATGATAACTTTTTTATCTTGTTCTAAAATATTCTCAGCTAATTCGATGGTGTCTTTGATTTTTTCTTCGGCAATAACTTGACGAACTTTCATTAACTTACTAAATTGAACCGTCAAAGATGAACTTTCATCCGGATTCTTATCATACCAATCGTAGTATTCTCCCATTAATCCTTCGTAAAGTTTTGATTTTAATCTTAGATAAACTGGTGTAATAATTTTTTCGGGTAAATCTAAAACATCTGTTTTTAATCTTCTTAAAACTTGTCGGGATGTTCGGTCTCTCAATTCTTCTAAATTGGTTGCACCTGCAACATTCCATATTTTACGTGTTCCTGCGGTAAATTGATAACCACCACAATATCGTATAGCATAAGCCATCCAATTTAATGCTGCGGGACTTTCAACTAACGATAATAAATTAAAATAATTCATCGGACGGTTAGTCATTGGTGTCCCGGTTAATAACCATACTCTCTCACATTTTTTAGAAAAACTATTAACCAATTTTGTTCTTGCCGCTTGTCCGTTACTAACATAATGAGCTTCGTCCAATATAATTAAGTCAAAATTTCCTTGTGTGATTAATGAATTGTCCTTATCTTTAAGGTCGTAGAAGTTTTTAAGAATATCATAATTAACAATCACAAAATCGTGTTCAATTGAGAAATTCTTACCTTCGGAAATATAAACACTTCTATCAGTATAGTTTTCAATCTCTCTTTGCCAGTTAATTTTTAGAGATGCCGGACAAACAATCAATATTTTCTTCGCTCCTGTCTCTAACGCCGCAATAATGGTTGCGGTGGTTTTACCTAACCCCATATCGTCAGCAAGAATGAATCGTTTGGAACCTGCTAATTTCTCAATCGCCTCTTTTTGATGTGCAAGTGGTGGTCGATGTGAATATTTTTCATAATCAATTTCGACATTCTTAATTGTGTGAGTTTTAATTAAAGCACCTTTTGGTAGCCAAAAATCGTGGATAGTTTCAGAATCTAATACTTTCCCCCAAACGTGGTAGGATTTTTCTTTCTCAACTAATAGCTTTTCCACCCATACCTGTTCGGGGATTTTAAGTAACAATTTTTCGTCGGCAATTTTTTTGGCAAAGTAGGGGTCTAAATCAACCCATCGTTTGGCTACCTTAGGTGTAACTTCGTAATAATTTATAATGTAATCACATTGTGCTCTTGTAGGAAAGAATCTTTTGTTAGTTTCCTTTTGATGTTTTAATTTTAAAATATAGTTATTCGCACCCTGATAAGTTTCAAGGAGAGATATTGCTCGTTGTTCTATTGTTAAATTAGAATTTTCAGATGTATTGTTTTCCAAATTTAATCTTTTAGTAGAAATATAACACATTTTATAATATTTATCAATATGAATGATGAATCAGACAAAGTTAAAAACTATACTAAGTTAATTGGACGATATTTAAACATCTCTAAACCTAATGGTGTGTTGGAGATTAAGTTTGAATTAACACCCGTAGGAGATGAGAACGAATATTATATGAAAATAACTTATGTTGTTCCTGACGATAGTAAATATTTAAAAGTTAATGACAAAAATTTAATTCCTGTTCGTTACAGACACGAATGGAATTATCAGATAACAAAGGATTTAGAAAATTATTTTGGATTAAAAGTGTATATCAATCAATCCGGAACAAGAAACGAAAATTTTTATAATAGATAATAACGATATGAATAATAAAGTACCAATTACAAGAATAGGTAAATTCTTCGGAGCAGAGGATTTCAAGTTAGAACAAGATTTTGGGTCTGAATGGTTACACGGGGATATGAACTTTACTTTAGTTCTATATCGTGTTGATAGATATAAGACCAAAACGGACGATGTCTATGGTGAGACCGTATCTGATGGTATTAAGTTTTTACCACCGGTTGAATTTAAAGGTTATGTTCAAATTATGGCACCTGAAAACAAATATTTAGGTAATTCTAAAATTGACCAAATGGAGCCAGGTAATCTTAAAGTGTCTGTTTATCAAAGAGATTTGGAAGAATTGGATATTGACATTAATTACGGAGATTACATTGGATACTACGAAACAGAAGATAAAGTAAGATACTATACGGTTAACAATGATGGAAGGGTGACTTCAGATAACAAACATACAATTGGAGGTTACAAATCATTCTATAGAACTATTATGGCGTCTCCGGTTACAAATAATGAATTTAGAGGTCTATAATGAAAATAGTAATAACAGAAAATAGATTATTTAATTCAATTTACAACTATATTGATGAAACCTTTAATCCAAATCAAATGGATTGGGTTTATGGTGTGGATGATGCGGAAGATGAATATTCTGAGCCGGAAGAAAATGAAAACTTTTTAATGTTCTTTAAGGGTGAATGGCAAGGTGTGGATGATGCTGATGTTATTTTTTATTATTTTGATGTTGATTTCTACGATGAAAATGACCCGTCACATAAACCTTTTAGAAACCAAGCTCCAATTTTAGAAGTCATTGGTGAGCACGCGGTACATTTAGACACTATGTTTGATAACCATTGGGAGGAACCAATGAAAAAATGGTTTCAAGATAATTTTAATTTACCGGTTAAAACATTATCAACATATTACAATTATGAATATAGATAATAATCACATAAATAAAAAAGTAATGGTGCATTATAATCTAAACAAACACACCTTTTCAATTACTTACAAAAATAAATTAATAACACACGCCGACCACATCAAATTAAATGATGTTGAGTTTAGAGTTAGACCGGGAGGTAGAGCTCGAGTATTAGAAGATAAACAAAAAAATGTTCACGCATTTGTAATTGGAACATTACTTGAATATTGTAAATATCCTTGTGAGAGTTTGCCAAACGAAACAAATAATAACATTGTTACCTATGACCCATACAAATATAGTTCTTATGTAATGAAAGATACCAAAGAACCAATATACAGAGTGGGGGGTGTAGAAATGATAAATTCAAGAAACAAAATATTTATAACAAAACAATAAAATGGGTTTACCAAGTAAAATAAAGAAAAATTTACCATTAACAGAACCTAAAACTCTTTTAGCTAGACGAGAAGAACTTTTAGAAAAAATTAATAAAGACGGAACTTACCTTCCAAAATCTTTATTGCACGCTGATTTGGATAGAGGATTCTTGGATTTTGTTAAAAATGATTTAAAAGTTGTTGTCGAAGGTAAAACTATACCAACTGTTGATATCTTAGTAACAACACAAAATTGGTCACAATTTACCGAAACTTGGAATTTTCAAAATATAGATAAAAACGCAGAACCACCATTCATTACCGTAGTTAGAACACCTGAAGTTAAATTTGGAACTAACCCTGCACTTTTATATAATATTCCAAATAGAAGACAATATTTTTACGCTCAAGTTCCTACTTGGGATGGTGAAAGAAATGGTATGGACATTTATACAATACCTCAACCTGTTCCCGTAGACATAACTTATTCGGTTAAAATTGTTTGTAATAGAATGAGAGAGTTGAATAAACTTAATCAAATAATTTTAGAGAAATTCGCATCAAAACAAGCTTATGCGGTAATCAAAGGTCATTATATTCCGATTATTATGGGTAACATTACTGACGAATCAGTGATGGAAGTTGAAAAAAGAAAATATTACATCCAAACTTATGAATTTACAATGTTAGGATTTTTAATTGATGAAGATGAATTTGAAGTATCTCCTGCAATAACTAGAGTATTACAGGTTGTTGAGTTTGAAAAAAAGACAACAAGACGTAATAAGAAAAAACCAATTGAAGAAGGTCCTGGAAGTCAAGCATTATTTTTATCAGGTAATACAAGTTTAACTCAATTATTTAATTACGTTGTTGATATTAAAATTGGTAACACTATTAATGTTGACTCATTTGATGTTTATATTAATGATGACTATTATGGTTCTGATTTGGAATTAATACAAATTAATTCAGGAGATGTGTTAAGATTAGAAATAGTTAAGAATAATCCATCATTAGAATCAACAATTCAATTTATTGATAAAGTATTTTAGTCCTCCCCGTAAACATCTTTTTTAGGTTTACATTTTTCAATAATTAACCTTTCTAAAAATCGATACATTTTAATACCCCTTTTTTCACAATAGGTCTTAAGAATCTCGTGTGTCTCCACAGATATCTTTAAATTTTTAATCTTTTTGATGTCTTTATCCATAAGTAGAAAAAAGGCAGAAAATAATCTACCTAAAATATAAATAGTTGCTACGAAGTAAAGTATTTTGATTTTTTTTTAATATTTATATATAAATAAAATTATAAACAAGACAAACTAATGGCAACAAACAGCAAAGTATTCGTATCTCCTGGGGTATATACTTCCGAAGTTGATTTAAGTTTCGTAGCACAGAGTGTGGGTGTAACCACATTAGGTATCGTAGGTGAGACACAAAAAGGACCTGCTTTTGAACCTATCTTTATACGTAACTTCAATGAATTCTCAACTTTTTTTGGAGGAACATCCCCTGAAAAGTTTATTAATACACAAATACCGAAGTATGAAGCTTCGTATATCGCAAAAGCTTATTTACAACAATCTAATCAATTGTTTGTTACAAGAATTTTGGGATTATCAGGATATGACGCAGGACCATCTTGGTCTATTACAACAATTGCGAACGTAGATAAATCAACAGTAGGATTTAAATGTTCAGGAACAACTTATGATGTTCATTCTTGTTCAAATATTTGTACAGGATATACTATTACTCCGTTTACATTCACATTTACAGGATGTAATAGTGGTATTGGGACTATTCAAGTATCAGGAACACCTTCTTCTACTTTAATTATGAATAAAATAAATGATACTTACCAAACGTTTAATGGTAGTACTTCAACAATTTTAGATAATATTAAAACACAATTATTTGATATTCTTACAACACCAAGTCATTCGGCAACATCAATTAATTACTATGGAACAATTTCAGGTTCTGACTATAATACATTAAGTACGGGATATACAAATGCAACTAATGTATATGGTATTGATAGTGTAAGTTCAACAAATGCGGATTACACAGACCCAAATAATGACCCTTGGTATTATTCTTTATTTGATAATAATAGTGGTTCATATAGTGGATTTTCATTTTACAATGTTGTTAGTAATTTAACACAAACTTCAACATCTTCAAATTGTGCAACATTTTATTCATTTTCTGTTAGTTCGGCAACGGTTTCAAATACTGTTGGTAGTATAAACTATAATACTAACACAATTGATGTTGTATTACCAAGTGGGACAACAACATCAGGTTTAACCGCATTAACAGTTATGTATAGCGCTTGTACTACAGGTGTAACAGTTAATAATACACCACAATATAGTAGTGGAACAACACAAAACTTCTCAGCGGGAACAAAAACATATGTATTAACTTCACAAGATGGTTCTAATATACAAAATTGGATTGTTAATGTGTCGATTTATAACCCTTGTAATCCAGCTACAACAGGTAATACTGGCTCCCATAATACAGGAACAATCACAACGTGTTATAGTGGTACTGTAAGTGGTAAAATTTATGTGTATTCAGGTGTTTCATACACCGACTTTGACGATATGGTTGTAGCAACACTTCGTTCAAGAGGTATTGCAACATATGGTACAGGTAGTGATGGTCCGTCTTATGAAGTTACAGGGTTAACAGATGTATCAATTGATTGTACATCATCAACATATTCAAACATAGCTAAAAATCCTTACGCGGAATTTGGTCTTAATGTGACAGATTATAATGGAAATACATTCTTCTTTGAAACTTCATTTAGTGAATCAGATTCAAAATATCTTCCTAAGGTATTTGGTTCTTCAAACTTTGCAAAACCAAGAACCACAGTTCCATTGTTTGTTGAAGAAAAATTCCAAACATTATTAAATTACGCTTATAATAAAGGTTATATTAGAGGTTTAAACTGTCAATTATTGGCTTTACCAAGAGCTAATTCAACAGTTAATACATTATCATCAATCGCTTATTACTTGGAAAAATATCAAACACCGGTTTCTCCGTGGGTTGTTTCTGAAGTAAGAGGTAGTAAAGTTTATAATTTATTTAGATTCTCAACAATATCTGATGGTAATGATGCAAATACTGAAATTAAAATATCAATAGCGAATATGTCGTTTGGTAATTTAACATTTGATGTATTAGTTAGAGATTTTTACGATACAGATAATAATCCTGTAGTTATTGAGAAATTTACAAATTGTACTATGGACCCTAATAGTAATTCGTTCGTGGCACAAAAAATTGGAACAACTAATGGAGAATACGCGTTGAATTCTAAATATATTATGGTTGAAATGAATGAAGATGCTCCTATAGACACATTACCTTGTGGATTCCAAGGATTTAAAATGAGACAATATGGTTCATCAAAATCTCCATTCCCAATTTATAAAACTAAATATGATTATCCTGGTGAAGTTGTTTTTGACCCACCATTTGGATTAAGTTCGGGGGCAAATAATGCTACTTTAAGTCCGGGTGATAATGTTCGTAAAACGTATTTAGGTATTTCAACAGGAAACGGTGCAGGATATGATGTTGATTTCTTCCAATATAAAGGAAAACAAAATCAGATAAGTTTATGTACAGAGGTTGATGCTGCTGAATGGTTAACATTAACAAAAGGTTACCATATGGATAAAAACGCTAGTGGAATTACTATTTCAAACTCGTATACAACAAGTGGAACTCCGGCTTACTATGTGGGTGATGCAACATTTACATCAGACCCTCAAGATGAAACAAGTCCTTACTACAGAATATACTCACGTAAATTCTCATTATTAGTACAAGGTGGTTTTGATGGTTGGGATATCTATAGAGAATCAAGAAGTAATACCGATACATTTAAATTAGGTAGAAGAGGTTACTTAAACGGAGCTTGTCAAAACATTAAATACCCTACAGCGACAGGTTGGGGAGCATTTAAACAAATCACAGTTGGAAATAATAGTGTTGATTGGGGTAACTCTGATTACTACGCATACTTATTAGGTCAACAAACATTCTCAAATCCTGAGGCGGTTAATATTAACTTATTCGTAACTCCGGGTATTGATTATGTTAATAACTCTGATTTAGTTGAAGACGCTATTGAAATGATTGAATTTAACAGAGCTGACTCATTGTATGTTTGTACAACACCTGATATTAATTTATTCCTTCCAACCGTTGATTTATCAACTGATTTAATTTATCCACAAGAAGTTGTTAATAATTTAGATGATACAGGTATCGACTCTAATTACACAGCAACTTACTATCCTTGGGTATTAACTAGAGATAGTGTGAATAATACACAAATCTATTTACCACCAACGGCTGAGGTTGTAAGAAACTTGGCGTTAACCGATAACATTGCATTCCCTTGGTTCGCAGCGGCAGGTTACACGAGAGGTATTGTAAACTCAATCAAAGCGAGAAAGAAACTGACTCAAGAAGATAGAGATACTCTTTACCAAGGACGTATCAATCCAATTGCTACTTTCTCCGATGTTGGTACAGTAATTTGGGGTAACAAAACTCTACAAGTGGCTCAATCGGCTCTTGATAGAATTAACGTAAGAAGATTATTACTACAAGCACGTAAATTGATTTCTGCGGTTTCTGTAAGATTACTGTTTGAACAAAACGACCAAAAAGTAAGACAAGACTTCTTAGACGCGGTTAACCCTATCTTAGATGCTATCAGAAGAGACAGAGGTTTATATGATTTCCGAGTTACAGTATCGTCAGACACTGCTGATTTAGATAGAAATCAGATGACTGGTAAGATTTACATCAAACCAACCAAATCGTTAGAATTTATAGACATTACGTTCTATATTACTCCAACCGGAGCTTCTTTTGAGAATATATAATAAAAAAATTATGACCCATTGTAATAGTGGGTCATAATTAAGCCTTAATTTAAGATTATGTTAAAAAATAAAATTGTAGAGGGTATTGATGAATTTGGTGCTCCGGATGAAAAGTATTACGCTTTTGATTGGGATGATAATATTGTCTCAATGCCAACCAAAATTATATTAAAAGATGAAGATGGTGATGAGGTTGGAATGTCAACTGAAGATTTTGCAACTTATAGAGAACAAATAGGTAAAGAACCGTTTGATTTTGACGGACATACAATTGTTGGATTTGCTGAAGACCCTTTCAGATATTTTGGTGTTAAGGGTGATAGACAATTCATTATTGATACTATGTTGGCAAAACCGGGACCGGCTTGGGGTGATTTTGTTGAGGCAATTAATAATGGGTCGATTTTTTCTATTGTGACTGCAAGAGGACATACTCCATCTGTTATTAAAGAAGCTTGTTACAATTATATAGTGTCCAACCTTAATGGAATTGATTCAAATGAGTTAGTTAAAAATTTAGAAAAATATAGAGATTTAGCTGATGAGGAACACACTTCTAAGAGAGAAATGATACGAGAATATTTAGATTTATGTCGATTTTATCCTGTAACATATGGTGAGGGTTCGGCAACAAATCCGGAAGAAGGTAAAATTAAAGCTTTAAAAGAATTTGTTAATTATGTTAAAGCTATGTCACAACATATACAGAAAAAAGCTTTCTTAAAAAATAAAATAAATAATTATTTTGTCCCTAAAGTAGGTTTTTCAGATGACGACTTAAAAAATGTGGAAGTTGTTAAAAAACATTTTGAGGACGACCCAGAGAATATAATAAAAACATATTCAACAGCAGGAGGAATTAAAAAAGAATATTAAATTAATTATTATAAATAAAAACTAGTAAAATAAATATTAATATAAAAACTAGGATTTCTAGAATGATACAAATTTTAATTCTAAAAGTCAAGAGAAAAAAATTAAATAGGTTATATTTATAATAAACAAGATAAAAAATAAAAATTAAAAAACAAATAGAAAAATGGCTGATTTATTAATGAAAATGCCCATACCGTATGAACCAAAAAGACAAAATAGGTTTATTGTACGATTCCCTTCTACTTTAGGGATTAACGAATGGTTCGTAGAATCTGCTGCTAGACCACATATTACTGTAAAAGATGTTGAGATACCTTTCTTAAATACTTCAACATATGTTGCGGGTAGATTTACTTGGGGTTCTATGAACGTTAAATTTCGTGACCCAATTGGACCTTCAGCGTCACAAGCTCTTATGGAGTGGGTTCGTTTATGTGCTGAGTCAGTTACTGGTCGTATGGGATATGCTGCGGGATACAAGAAAAACATTGACCTTGAAATGTTGGACCCAACAGGTGTTGTTGTGGAAAAATGGATTTTAGAAGGTTCTTGGTTAAGTGATGTTAACTTTGATTCATTAGCTTATAATTCAGACGCATTGGCAACTATCTCAACAACAATTCGTATGGATAGATGTGTATTAGTTTACTAAAATGTATCAAGGATTAACAATA